TTGGCTTTCGCTGTAAGGGCGCTGGTGCGCGAAGCCAAAGCCCTGATTGATTCGAGCGTTGTCGCTGTAGAGCGGGCGGAGGATCAGAGATGAGCAATCAGCCTCAAACCATCGCCCACTCTTTCGCGCTCAATGGCTTGCATGAAGTATTGGAGGCAGCTGCCCAAATCCCAGTTCACGAATCACTCGATGCCGCTATCTACCGCCTGGAGGCGATGCTTGGAGGCATTCGTGAGCTGATGCAGGAAACTGCGGTATCCAACAAAGCCACTCTTGTCTATTTCGCCGCTGAGAGCGCGTTAGCGCTGGTGATTGCTGCGCATGCTGGTGTCGCACCTTCGCGTGGAGGTGCGGTATGAGCGAGCAGCCCATGATAGCTGAGGACGTAACGCCCCTGATCGACTGTGCAAGGGAGCAATTGAACTGGTTGCGATCAGTTTTACACGTACTTGAGGAGCGGCTCAGGACCCAGGGTGACAAGCACGGAGCGCTGGTGGCGAACCTGGCCATTCACAACGCGGACGACTGGCATAACTACCTTGGCGGTCAGCACGAGAACCTGACGAAACGCATCGAGGCTGCGCTTGGCGCGCCACAAAAAATGATCTCGGAAAATTGTGGTGCTGCCGATTCAATCCGCTTGCCTTTGGATGAGTTTGCCCGCGGCCGGCAGGATGCCGCCGCGAAAGATTTGGGAGTTCGGCAGGCGGCGATCAGTAAGGCCCTTCGTGTAGGGCGAACTATTTTCGTTACACGGCATGCTGATGGCTCTTGCAGCGCCTTCGAAGAGAGGCCGTTTCCATCTCAGCGCGTTGGAGGTGCGGCATGAACTTGAGCCCCTTCAACTTTCAAGGCGTGCAGGTGCGTGTGGTGACCGACGAAAGCGGAGATCCGTGGTTTGTCGCAAAAGACGTATGCAGCCTCCTGCGTTACGCCAATCCGAGCGATGCCATCGGTCGTCACTGCAAGGGGGTCGTGAAACGCTACCCCCTCCAAACTGGTGGTGGGATGCAGGAGGTTCGGCTTCTTTCTGAAGGCGACACCTTGCGCCTCATCATCAACAGCACAATGCCCGTGGCACAGCAGTTCGAGTCCTGGGTGTTCGACGAAGTGTTGCCCGCCATCCGCCGCACAGGTGCGTACCAGCGGCCCATGACCCAGGCCGAGCTCATCGCCGCCAGTGCAAACCAACTGGTGGTTATCGAGCGCAAGCAGGCAGAACAGGAGCAGGCGCTGGCGCAGGTGGAAGACCGCACCAGCAGGCTGGAGCAGGTCCGCTACCTCGATACGGTGCCCAGCGGCTTCGAGACCATCACCACGATCCGCGACCGCATCAACCACCGTCACGGCCTACCTGCGTGGGTGGTCAATGCGGTGATGCGCGAGGTGTCCGGCGCGCCGCTGCCATTCGCCATGGTGCGCAGTCGGCACGCAGGCGAGGGCGGGCAGCCCTTCGCCATTTGGCCCAAGGCAGCAATCACACGCCGATTCGACCAGTTCGTTGCGCAATGTACTTACGTCACGGCGGAGCGCGCCACTCATCCTGAGATTCCGCGGGACCGTTTCAAGATCAAGCCGAGGGCCGTGCGATGACCGACAGCGCCATCCCGTTTTTCAGTCCTCGCCTGACTAACTCGGTTGTGATCAACGAGGCGTATTGCGAGCCGCTGATAGAGACCCACCTCGCAACAGCAGCTTCAGTGGGGACCAGGGTAAGCCGTCTTTGTGAACGTGATCGCCGGCTGATTTACGAGGCCGCAAAGCGCCGACGCGCCGACCTGGAAGACCAGGGCATCGTCCTGGCTGAACCCTACGACCTGTTTGTTCAGCGGATCACCGCTGTGTTGGAGATTTAAGCCTGTGAGCATGGAATTAATGGTCAAGGCCATGAACACCCCGGTCGGCAACCCGCTGCGTAAGCTGGTGCTGATCAAGCTGGCGGACAATGCGAGCGACCAGGGCGAATGCTGGCCTTCCTACCAGCATATCGCTGACCAATGCGAGGTTTCGCGGTCGACCGTGAAAGTACATATTCGCGAGCTGGAGAAGGCCGGACTGTTGCGCCGTGAGTTCCGTCGTAGCGGCGAGCTGAACCAGTCGAACGTCTTTCACTTGAACCTGTCAGGTGGGGCAGCTCCCGCCCCAGGGGGTGGGGCGGCAGAAACCCCACCCCGGGCGCCAGATAACCCACCTGGGGCGACAGAAGCCCGAGGGGGTAGGGCGGCAGCTGCCCCCAGAACCAGTCACTCTTTTGAACCAGTCAAGGAACCTATACCTGTGTGCATTTCCGATGCCGCTGGGTTCGATCAATTCTGGAAGCTGTACCCGAAAAAGAGGAGTCGCAAAGAGGCGCTGAAGGCGTGGAACAAACTCAACCCGACTGTCGACCTGCAGACCGTCCTACTCGCCGCGCTCGCCAAGCACTGCGTCTCGCGAGACTGGACCAAGGACGGCGGCCAATACATCCCGCTGGCCTCGACCTGGCTCAACGGCGAGCGCTGGCACGACGTTGTTCAACCCGCCGGCCACGCCGCGCACTCGGGGTCATTCAACGACCTGCCGCAACACACCCCCGACATGTACCTGGAGAGCGCCGATGGCCGTGCAAATTTCTGATCTGTTCCACCGCGCCCCGGCCAAACGCGCGTTCACCGGCCAGTGCCCCGTCCATGGCGAGGTCGACATGAGCGAGGTCGAGCAGCTGGATGGTTCGATGCTGGTGCGCGGCTGCAAACGCTGCCATTGGGAGGCGCTGCACCTGGCTGCGCGTGATTCCGAGACCTACGCGCTGGCCCAGCGTCAGGCCCGCGCTGAGCGCACCACTGCGGCGCTGATCGGGGCAGGCATCACGCCGCGCTTCGCTGACGCGACGTTCGACGGCTATGTCGCCGAGACGGAGCAGCAGCGCAAAGCCCTGAGCAAGTGCCGCGACTACGCCGAGCAGTTTCCGGTGCACTTCCGCGCCGGCCGCTCGCTGCTGCTGACCGGCAACGTCGGCTGCGGCAAAACTCACCTGGCCAGCGCGATTGTGCGCACCGTTGTGGCCGACCAGTGCCGGGCGCTGATCATCCCGGCCAGCGATGTCATCAGCCTCGCCCGCGCCTCGATGGTCCCCGGGGCGGGTTACACCGACCGGGATGTGGTGCTGCACCTGGCCGGCCTGGACCTGCTGGTGATTGACGAGGTTGGCTGTCAGAAGGGCAGCGAGTACGAGCTGGCGCTGCTGCACGCCATCATCGACCGCCGCTATCAGGCGGTTCTGCCCACGGTGCTGATCAGCAACCTGGGCGTCGACGGGCTGAAAGCCTACATCGGTGACCGCGCCTTGGACCGCCTGCGCCAGAACGGCGGTATGGCCGTTGGCTTCACTTGGTCCTCGATGAGGGCGGTGGCATGAGGGCGTTGTTCAGCGACGAAGCCGAACATGGCGTGCTCGGCGCGGTGCTGCAGGCCGGCCTGCAGCAGGACACTGGCCTGGTCGAGGACATCCTCGGCCAGGTGCGGGCCAGCGATTTCTACCGGGACGATAACGCGGCGCTGTTCGAGGCCATGCAGGAATGCCGCGACCGCAACTTGCCGATTGATCCAGTGACCGTGGGCATGGTGCGCCGCCACCTGCCCAGCAGCGACTCGGTCATGGCCTACGCCGCCGAGCTGGCCCGCAACGTGCCCTCGGTGGCCAACTGGAAGGCCTACGCCAAGCACGTGAAGGAGTGGGGCGTGATCCGTCACATTCTCGACATTGCCGGCCAGGCCGAGACCATGGTGGAGGCGGGCGTGCCCACCGCCGAGGTGATCGCCACCGCGCAACAGGCCATGGCTGAACTGCGTGACCTGGACGGCGAGACCAAGGGTTTCAAGCGCCTGGACGCGTGGATGGGGGCAGCGGCGCAATTGGTCGATGACAAGTTGAACGGCAACGCCCCGGCCTGGCCGGGTACCGGCCTCGACACCCTGGATGAGCTGGTGCAGGGCATCCGCCCGAAAAAGGTGACGGTGATCGCCGGCCTGCCCGGCAGCGGTAAGACCACCCTGGCCCTGCAGATCGCCCAGCACAACGCCGTCAAGGCACGGCAGCCGTGGTTGGTGTTCTCCATCGAAATGCCGGGCGAAGAACTGGGCCTGCGCGCCATTGCTTCGCTGGGCGGCGTGTCCCTGCAGCGGCTGGACAACCCCGACCGGATGCAGGACGACGACTGGGCGCGGATGGTTAGCGCAGTGGCCCAGGCCCAGCAGGCGCCTTTGTTCGTGTGTGATGACCCGGTGCAGACCCCGGCCAGCATCCGCGCCACGGCGCGGCAGTGTCAGCGCGAGCACGGTCTGGCCGGGATCGTGGTCGACTACCTGACGTTGGTGCGTGGCGACCGCGCCGGCCGCAGCCGCAACGAGGAGGTGGGGCAGATCAGCAAGGCCCTGCTGCAACTGGCCAAGGAGCTGGCCATTCCGGTGATCGAGCTGGCGCAGCTGAACCGCGAATCCACCAAGCGGGTCGGCAAGAAACCGCAGTCCAGCGACCTGCGCGATTCCGGCGAGATCGAAGCCGACGCCAGCTGCATCCTGATGGTCCACCGCGATATGGACAGCGAGGAGGGCCAGAACGGTTTGACCGAGATCCTCATGACCAAGTGCCGGCACGCCCGCGTCGGCAGCTGCATCGTCCAGCAGGAGGGGCAATACGGGCGCTTCGCCGATTTCGCCGGCACGTTGCCCAGCGATGATGAGATCGAGGCGGGGCGGGGCAGCTATGCCCAGCGCTACAAGGGAGGGGTCCATGAGCGCTTCTAAAACCCTGACCGTCACCCTCAGCGATGCCGAGATCCGCCGGCACGCCGCCGGGGATGCAAGTCAATTGCGCGATACCCGCCACCGCGAACTGCGCTTTCGCTACTCGACCACCGACCGTTCCCGGGGCGCTTGGCATGTGGTGTTTCGCCAGCGCTGGGGCAAGGCCGGGGATTACCCGGGGATCAACACCAAGACCATGCTGGCGACGCTGCCGGCGATCCTGGCGCGCCGGGCGGCCGATGCCAGCGCCAAGTCCACCACCACCAGTTGGACAACCGTGGGCGAGGTGCTGGTGTGGTACCGCGACCGGATGAACCGGGACCGGGGGCTGTCCGCCAAGCGCAAGGCCAGCGTCCGGTCGGCCCTGGACCGTCACCTGCTGCCGCGCCTGGGGGAGCAGCGCCTGGACGCGGTCAGCAAGCTACTGATCGACCAGCAGCTGATGTGGCCGCTGCAGGAGCGTTACGCCCTGTCCTTCGTGCGTTCGGTCTATGGAGTGCTCGCGGTGGCGTTCCGTCAGGCCCTGCGCCTGGAGCTGCTGGCGGCCAACCCGCTGGCGGCGCTGAAGTTCACCGACTTCGTGCGGACGCGGATCCGGCCCAAGCCGGCGCGGCTGCGCGGGGACGATGTGCCGAGCCTGCTGGGGCGGTTGGCTGAACGTTTCGAGGTCGAGCCAGCGGGCAGCATGCTGGCGTTGATGATGCTCTGCCACGGCTCGCGCCTGGGGGAGACCCGGCTGGCGCGCTGGCGTCATCTCAACCTCGACGCGGGGCGCTGGTTCATTCCGGCGGGCGACACCAAGACCAAGGCTGAGCACACGCTGCCGCTGACCGCCCAGGCTTGTGCGCTGCTGCGCCGCTACCAGCGCCTGCAGACGGCCCAGGGCTACACGGGGCCGCTGCTGTTTCCCGGCAGCCACGGTGCACCGCTGAGCCCGAGCAAGGCCAGCACCCTGTTCACCGACCTGGCCCAGGGCGCATGGTCGAGCCACGACCTCAGGAAGGTAGCCCGCACGGCGTGGACCGACCTCGGTGTGGATTACATGGTCGGTGAGCTGCTGCTCAACCACGCCATGAAGGACCTGGACGCCACCTACATCCACACCACCGCCGAGGCGCTGAAACGCCGCGCCCTGGAGGCCTGGCATCAGCAGCTCGACCAGCAGGGTTTCGCCGCGCTGCACACCGAGACATAGCCGAGACAGAAAACCCCGCTACCGCCCGTTGACGCCAGTGCTGACGCGGGCTGTGGCGGTGTTCAGGATCCATCCCAAGGGAGGATACACGCTAATGGTTTGACGCTTGGCGCACCTTTTTTCACAGATCAGGTCAGGGTAAACGCGCTCTTAGACCAGTCAGGT